TTCTATTTGTTTTAATATAATTCCATAATGTGTATATTTATTCATAAAATCATATTTTGAATATTCAAAATTAATATTTTCAAGATGAAAAATATAATCTTGAAATTTTTTAATAAAATTATTGTCTTGTTCAATACATAATTCAATAAAAAATTGTAAATTATATAACATATTACTTATAAAAAATGGTTGAACATTTGTAAATTTTTTTACAAGAATAATTTCATACATTTTAACAATAGTTTTTTTTGCCTTTATATTAATTTCTTCTAAACAATAATTTATATCTTTAACTTTATCAGCAATCAAAATCATATAAAAAGGCAATAATATATCAGATTTATCATTTTCTAAAAATAATTTGTCTTTATAACCATCACTTATAAAATTATTTTCAAAAAACATATTATAATTTAAATAAAATGTATATGCTAGTAAATATTGATTTGTAAAACAATAATGTGTAATTAGAATATATAAACATTCAACTCTTTGATTATCATATTTTAATGATTCCAATAGATAATAAAACCCCATTTCTTTTTCTTTTATTGCATCATAACAATTATATAATTGTAAACAAGAATAATATTTTTCTTGATTCCAATTATCTAATGTTAGTGTATTTTTATACCATTTAATTGCATCTAGATATTTTCCTGCATCTTTATAGCTATTTGCACAATAAAATGAATAACGTTGATATAAACCATCTCCAGAAGCCTTAGATTCTTCATATGCATTTTCTAAAATCATTGCATCTTTCAAATATTTATTTGGATCATTATTTCTACTTCCTTTTCGTCCTGAAATAATATGATATTTACCTTCTAAATCAATTATATTAGGATTTGGTTTTAAACATTCTATATATTCATGTATTACTGATCTAAATATCCATTTAGTTCTATTGTTAATAAGTAAAATTCTTGAATAAGACATTGCTCCACCTAAAAATAATAATTTATATCCATCAACTATTTTTTCTTTATTATTTGGCATTTCTATATTTCCAATAATTTCATCGTCGGCGTCAAATATAAATAATAAATCACTTTTATTATAAGCATATTCAAGAGCTTTTGTTCTATTATATGCAAAATTTTGCCAATTATCCTCATATAATTCTCCTAAAATATTTTTTTTTGAAAAGAAATTTTTGATAATATCTTGTGTACCATCAGTTGATCCAGTATCAGAAATTACCCAATATGAAAAATTTATTTTTTCACATAACTTATTTAGTGTATTTTCAATTATATGTGATTCATTTTTAACAATCATATTAAGACATATAGAAGGCATTAGATTATCATCTTCTTTTTCTATAAAAACAATACTATCCATTTATTTAATTAATATAGTTTATTTTTATATATTAAACAAATTAATATATAAAAACTTTTTATTAATAAAAAATATGAATAATTTTTTAAATTATATAGATACTGGATACAAAAATATTTGTGATAATGTTTTTATATTTGATGCAATTAATGATAATAATGATCAATATAAAATAATAAATTTATATTATAAAGCTATAAATTTAAAGAAAAATAATAATTATATAGAATCAAAAAATATGTTTCTTATATGCATTGATTATATAAATGATTATCAACATAATAAAGAACTTTTTAATAATATACTATATGAGTGTTATATAAATTTAGCATTATTAAATACAATACTAGATATTGAGTGTAAAGAAATACTTAAAAAATATTATAATTTAGCTAGTTGTATATTTCCTGAACGTTCTGAACCATTTTTTTATTATGGTATATATTGTAATAAAGTTGGTGAATATAATGATGCATATGAAAGTTTAATTTCATCAAAAAATAAAATATTTGAAAATATTAAAAATATACATCCAACATCACAATATACTTCTTATGGAAAATATGTTAATCAAGAATTAATTAACTCTTGTCTAAAGTTAAGAAAATATGATGAAGCCATGGAATATATTATTGAAATTATAAATGATAATGATTTTCGAAATATTCAACAAGAATTATTAAATATAATAAATATAATTAATACTGAAAAAATGAAAGAATTAGAAATTATGACAATATAATTTTTCAAATATACTATAATATATTTATTTAATTTATAAAAATATTATAATATTTATTAATTTTTTATATAAATAGATTATCATATAATTAAGCTGTTATATCATTAAATTCTTTTAATTTTTGTAAATATAAAGGATAATATATAAAATAATCATAATTATTTATCTTTTTAACTTCTTCAAAAGGAATATATAGTTTTTTATTATTTTCATCTAATTGTAATTCTAGTTTACCTACTCCTCTAAAATTAGAATGATAATAATAAATAAAACTTTTAATATAATTTGAATAATTATCTAATATATGATATACAACTTTCCAAATATCCCCAGTCCAAAATTCATCATATTTTAAAATATTATTATCATAATGATGATTAATTGGTATTTTTAGTTGTTCAAAATAATTAAAAGGTAAAATATCATCTATAAATATACATCCATTTGGTAATAAATGATTAATCGAATTATTTAAATCATTAATAAAATATTCTATTTGATGCATTCCATCAATAAATATTACATCAAAGTTATTTTCATAATTATCTTGAACTTCATTCATATTTTTTATATTTTCAAAATATTCATCAGATGTTTTAGAGATAACTAATTGTCTATTTATTGTTAGTTTAGGATCTGGATCTACACCAACTTTATCAATAAAATGTGTATTATTAAAAGTTTCGCCATATTCAACACCTATTTCTAAATATTTTTGTTTTGGTAAAGTAGTCCTATTTATTACTTCATGTCTACTTGATAAGAATGTATTAAATTTTAATTTAGTTAAGTTACTTTTAAATATTTTATGTTCTTTTGTTGATAAATATAACAAATAAAAATAATTTATTAAATTTTCTTCAGTTTCATCTTCAAATGAATAACATTTCATTTTATCAAAGTTATAATATTCTAATTTTTTCCATATATACTCTAATTTACATTTATTATCTAATAAAATAAAATCATTTCTTGAATTAGAATATAACTCCTTAATTTCATCAATATAATATATAAGAGTATCTAAACCGATAATACATATTTGACAATCATATTTATTATTAATTATTAAATTTGCATATTTATGTTTATAAGTTTTATTATCTCTCTGCCAAATTTTAGAACAATTATATTTATATGTTTCATCTTCATATGCATCAAATTCTTTCATTTTTTCATCTACTTTATATAAATCATAATAAATAGGACTAATATAATAAGGTCCAATACGATTTATTTCCCAATTACGAATTAATGAAAAATTATTATTTGAATTATTCATAAACTGAATATATCCAATACGATGCATCTTAGCTACTTTTGTAAAAATACTTGATTTAATTATAATTTCATAATCATCACATATAGGTAAATATTCATTATAACTACCCATATCAAATAATGTTTTTCTTCTCCATATTCTTGGATGATTTGGACAACAAACAAGATGTGTCATTGTAATATTATTAATATTTGGTGTAATATATACTAATCTCCATTGTCCATCATCTAGTTTTTGTGAGTAGTAACTTCCATATCCTTTACATATATAATCACCAAACCATTGGTTTTTACCATTTTCATAAATTGATGCACAATCCCAATAAATAAAACCAACATCTAGATTATTTTCAAAAACGTCTGCACTATCTTTTAATACATCTGGCATTAATATATCATCGTGATCCATCTCTAAAACATATTTACCACGACATAATCCAATAGTTTCATTTTTAACATTTCCTATACTTCCATTATTTTTAGAACGTCTATATAAACGAATACGATCATCATTAATAAAATTTTTACGTAAAAAATCAAAATTATTATCATCTGGAGAATCATCTAAAATAATCCATTCCCAATCTTTTAATGTTTGATTTAATAAACTATTATATACACGAAAAATTTTTTCACCAGAATTATATGATGATGTAAATAAAGAAAAAGTTGGTCTTGTTAATTCTCTTGGAAGAGCACATATTTTGATATAAAAATCATTTATATATTTATTAAATAAATTAACATTACTTATATATTTTTCTTTATCATCTTTACAAATATGAAAATGACGAACTAGCATCTCTTCTGAAATATAATTAAGTAAATTACTTTTATATTCATCTTCAAATGAATTACCATATGTTATTAATAAATGAAAATTTGAATCGTGTAACTTTATTACATTTTCAACTGAATTAGTAATATATACGCTACAATCAAGTATACTAGAATAATTGAAAAAAAATATATCAATTTCAGAGTATTTATCTAAACGATAAAATATTACAAATGGATACTTCATTATAATTAAAATATAAAATGTATTTAAATTATAATATAAATTAATTATTATTTTTTATTTTTTTTTAAAATTCAGGAGTATGTTTTTTAAATAAACAACCATTTGGTATTAAATATCTTACTTGGTTTGTTACTACTTGTGGATTTTGATGGTCACAATTTGATAACCAAATTTTTATAATACAAAAATTTTTTTTTGGAGAAATAGTTATCCCAGTAACACTATTAACAAACGGTAAATTTAAACTGATAGTTTCACCAACTAAAACATATGTTAAATCTTTCCAAACTTCACATACATTTTTATTAGATACTTTATATGAGAAACATCCACCATTTCTATTTTTAGAATCTTCCCACATTGGATTAATTCCATCCTTCATAATATAAAGCATACAATTTTTTATTAAAACTTCTGGAAGTGATTCAGTAATAGCAATAGTTTCTTCAACAGAATTATATTTATATATTAGTTTATAACTTTTAATTGTCCATTCAGGATCTTGAGGTAAATGAGCCCATAAATTCCATTTATTTTTAAGTTTATGAAATAAACTATTATTATTAATCTTAATATTATTGCTGGTATTTTCCATAGTTTTAGTTATACTGGATGGAACCATATTATATTATTACTTCAATTTTTTTTAAATTATTTAATTATAATATATAATTAAATAAATCACATAACTTTATATAGATAATATAATTTATAGTTTTATATAGTCTTGTTCTTCAAATGAGTCTACTTTACATCGATTCACAACTTCATTATTAATAGTTTCATTATCAATTATAGTTTCATTATCATTTATAGTTTCATTATCATTTATAGTTTCATTATCAATTACTTGATGAATAACTTCATTAATAGTATTTTCACAATTATTTGTTTCTAATAAATATAAATCTTCTTTAATTATTATGCTTTCTTTTTCGGTAATATTAAATATATTTACATTATTATCCATAATATTTATTTGATAAGAAAAATTATTAATATCTATATTAAAATCATTTTTTTTCAAAATAATATATTTTAAATAATAATAAATAAAATATTTATCTATTTTGTTATTTATCATATAGAAATTATTTTTATCATTTTTTAAATTTATATCATAAGAATTATTAGTATTATTAACTGTTAAATATAATGAAATAAATTGTATATTAGATATTCTATTACATATTTCATTTGTACTATCATTATTTACTAATTTTCTAAATATTATTTTATTAGTATACTCATTTTCTAAAAAACTTGTTATTATAATATAATAATTATCTGTTTGATATATATCAGAAATTAAATTATTTATAATATCAATTGGATTAATTTGTTCATTAATAGAAATATTACTACATATAATTTTTGTACATTCAAAATTTTTATTTATGTCAAATATTTCTACTTTTGTATTTAATTCACAAAAAACTTCAATTTCAATATTATAATTCTTTAAAGTATTATTTATTAGACTTTTTCCTTGAGAAATATATGGTTTTATAATATTGTTTAATTTGTTATATTTAATTTCAATAACACTATAGCAATATAATAGGTTTAACATTAATGTAATCATATAAGGTTCTATAAAAACAATTAAAATATTTATTTTATTATTAAATACTTCAATAAATTTATTTTTTAAATAATTATATAAATCTGGATAATTATAGTAAAATAGATCATTTATAAAATAAATAATTAAAGCCCAACTTAAAAAGTCCATCATTTATATTCTATTCAAAGATTTATTTAAATTGATTATCTCAAAATAAATATTTTATTCATATTGAGGATCTGTTGCTTGATCTAATGGTGGCTCAGAGTAACTAATATCAACATAATTTAGATTATTATTTTTGTTAGTATTAGTATTTTTTATTTGTTGTTTATTTGTACTAACAAATATTAAATTTCCTGATTTTTCTATATTATTTTGTTTATCACAATTAGAGCATTGTATATTTAACTTTCCAGTTGAAGGATCTAAACCAAATGTATATAGAAGTATTGCAACTATTGCTGTCATAAAAATAAATGGAATAAAAACAATGATCCAAGATATAATTCCCATTCCTGTTTTACATAAAGTATTTAATAAAAGTGTTATAATAGATGAAACAATAATTTTAATAATTGCTGTATTATATAATCCTTTAAATGTATCTATAATTATTTGAGTTAAGGAGAATGCAATATATATTAATGCTGGTGGACATAAATCAAACATATAATTATAATATAATTAGATTAAAATATATTATAATTCAATATATAAAAACAATTAAATCTATTTATTATATTTATCATATTTATTCATATTTATTCATATTTATTCATCGAAAATTGGTTCACCATCCTTAATAATTCCTACTTTCTTTCCAATATCTCCATCTTTTGTAGATTCATATAAAACTCCATTATTTTCGTCAGTAGCATAATAAGTTACATCATCTATTTCAATCTCAAACACTTCTTCTTCAGTCTCCTCAACTTCTTCAGTCTCTTCAACTTCTTCAGTCTCTTCAACTTCTTCAGTTTCCTCAACTTCTTCAGTCTCTTCAACTTCTTCAGTCTCCTCAACTTTTTCATCTTCTTCAGTCTCTTCAACTTCTTCAGTCTCTTCAACTTCTTCAGTCTCTTCAACTTCTTCAGTCTCCTCAAGTTCCTCAACTTCATTATCTTCTTTTTCATTAATTATTCTATCTT